CGGCGGCGACGGGGACGTTGGACTGGTAGACGCCCTGGACCTTTTCCATCGCCTTGATGGGGTCCATCGGGGCGCCCTGGGACACGAACTCGGAGTTCTTGACCATGACGTTTGCTCCTAGCCCCTAGTAGGGCTTCGGCTGGCCCACGAGGGGCGCGGTGGTGGGGGCGACGGTGACGTTGCCCTTGTACATGCCGATCTGCTTGTCGATGACGCAGACCGGGCACTTGGTGTCGCCCGACTGCACGGCAGCGGCGACCTGAGAGAGATTCGTGTGCATGGGAGTCCTCAGAACGGCTTGCGCTGGGCAGCCGCAGGCGAGTTGACCGGCGACGCCGGCACGGTGCGTTCGTCGTACTTCTGGCCCGCGCTGCGGGCGCGGTCGGGCACGCCGCCGGCGGAGTCGTAGTCCCATCCGGCGAAACCGGCGGGCGCGGCGCCCTTCTCTTCGGCGATCTTGCGCGGCGAGCGCAGGTCGCCCGTATTCGTCTTGAACATCAGCGGCCTCCTTTGAGGTCTCGGTACGGTTTGACGTCCTTCGTCTGCACGCCGTCGAGCACGCGCTCGCCGACGTTGCCGACGCGACGCTGCTGGGCCTCGGTCGTGTTGAGGCGCGAGAGCGCGGCGAGGTTGCTGTCCTTGTTGACGACGCCCCGAGGCTCGCGCCCCATGAGCATCTGGCGGTACGCCTCGGCAAGTTGCTTCGGGTCCATGCGGCCTCCCGGCGAGGAGCTAGTCCTCGTCCTCTTCGAGCTCGTCGTCTTCTTCGGCTTCCTCGGCCTCGTGCGCGACGTCCATGTGCTCGAGGACGTCCTCAAGTGGACCGCCCATGAGCCAGTAGAGCGCGAGCGCCACGGCGTACGGCTTCTCGTAGTCGGCGCCCTTGCCCTCGGGGTCGACGATGCCGACCGCCCGCTTGAACAGGCCGACATCCTTGACGCCGCTCGGCGCCTCGTCTTCGTCCGGGTCGAAGCCGGCGAGGTGCTCGGCCATCTCTTCGTGGCCCGCGACCTCGTCGTCCTCAGCGATGGCGACCGCCTTCGCCAGCAGCTCGTCGGCCTTCTTCTTGAGGTCGGCGTCCTTCTGCTTCATCGGCGGCTTCGCCATGCCGGCCTCACCGACCATGCCGCCCTTGCCAGAGTCGGCCTTGCCGGCGCCGGCGCCCGCAAACGCCTTGAGCTTCGCGATGTCCATGCGTCATACCTCGCGCCCTTGGGCGCACAATGAGGCTCCCTAGCGCGGAGCCATTACGAACGACTTCGACGAGACCGCTCGCGGCGCGCGCGCGCCTCGGCGTTGCGGCGTTCCTGCTCCCGACGGAACGCGGCGCGGGAGGCGTCGACGGCATCCTCGCTGGCGAGCTTCTGCTCGGGGATGGCCTCGCCCTCGGCGACGTCGAGCACCTCGTCGGCCTCGGCGCCCTTCATCATGGCGAGCGCCTTCCGCACGTCCATGCGCACGCCGTTGACGACCATGTATGCCGGCACGCCCCAGGTCGGCTTCCACGGGACGAGACGCGAGCGGTCGTTCGGACGGTTTGGCGGGTGCGCGTACCGCTTGCCCCAGAGCTTCGCGTTGACACGCCCGTCGGGCGGCATCGTGAAGCCTCCGGTGCCGCCGACGAGGAACGTCGACCGTCCCTCGAAGGTCGCGCCCTCGGGCTGGAAGCAGACCTGCCCGTGCAGGACGAGCGAGTCGTTCGCCACGCGAGCGTCGAGCGGTCGGCCGGTCGCGTCGTCGACGTACTCGGTCCACCGACGCATCAGGCCGTCGACGAGCTCCGATGCGTCGTCAATGGCGGTGGCGTGGGCCGTGTTGTACGCGAACGAGGTCTCGGTCCTGACGATGCGCTCGGCGCGGTAGCGCGAGCCCTCGACCATCGACAACAGGCCGGACGTCGTCTCGGCGTAGCCGCGAGCCTGCATGAACGACTGCGCGAGGAACGTCTCGGCCTCGCCGATGCTCTGCACACCGTAGGTGCGGATTGACACCTCGTGCTGCCGTAGAAGCGAGGCGCGATCCTTGTCGATGATGCCCGCCATGCGCGCGGCCTGTTCGAGCGGCAGCGGCGTGACGACGCCCTCGAACTCGGCCTCGCCGAGCGCGACGAGCTTGACCAGGTCGCGGATGCCGGCGATCTGCGCCTCGCGGCTGGCCTCGCCGAGCGTGCGGACCATGCGCGGTTGGAGCTGCACCATCATCGCGCGGTACTGCGCGAGCAGCGCCTGACGCTGGACCTCGGTGAACGTCTCGCCCGGCTTGCCGAGGTTGCGCACCTTGCGCTCGAGGTCGGCGTGCGCCTGCTCGATGAGCCGCAGCATTGGAGCGACGCCGCGCTGCTTCGTCAGGCGTTCGAGCGTGCGGCCGGTTGCGAGGAACGCATCCTCGACGCGCTCGGTGGCGCGCTTAAGCTCGGCAGGGGTCAGCTCCTTAGCCACCCTGCGCCTCGTCGGCGGAATGGATGCGGTCGTGGCAGCGTTCGCAGCAGGTCACGATGGTCTTCGGGTCGAGGCCGACCGACATGCGAGCGAGGCGCAGGGAAGGCGGGTGCTTGAGGTCCGCCTTGTGGTGCAGCTCGAGCATCTCGCGCCCACCGCATTTCTTGCACTGGTAGCGGTCACGCCGGAAGACGCCGAGGGCGGTCGACGACGGCAGGCCGCCCTTGCCTTCCTTCGCGAGCGTGGCGCCGGCCGCAGCCGCCTCGGCGCGCAGGCGCTCGAGCGCACGGGCCTCGCCGCCGTCGACGGGCGCGGGGCGCGGGATGGTCGCGGCGAACCGTCGGAGGACGTCGCTCATTTCAGCTTTCCGGCGCGGCGCGCCTTGACGAGCGGGTCAACGCGGCGGGCGTCGGGCCGCTTGCGCTTCACGACCTCGGGGAGCCGCGCCAGCTTCTTCTTGCCGGTCTCGGCGACGAAATTGTCCGCCGTACCCTTCGGGACTTCCCCACGCTTCTCGGCGGCGAAGAGGTAACGCATCTGGCGCAGGCTCTTTAACGGCATGGCGCTATTCCTTCTTCAGTCGAGCCATCACGCTCTTGGCCCAGTTGATTCCGGTGCGCCCACCCCAGAGCTTCACGGCGATTGCCCTGGCGCTCGGGCCGCCGTCGGCCGGCTCGCTCTCGGGCTGGTCGAGGTGGCGAGCGAACGAGCTCATACGGGCGACCGTCGAGCGTGATAGCCCCTTGCCGCCCGACAGGTCGCGAGCGCGGGCGACGCCGACCGGAGTCCCGCCCCTGCCCCACTTGCGGCGCAGTTCCAGCCCGTGCGCGGCGGCCTTGCGGGCGGCTTCGGGCGGCTTGAACGAGTCGGCCATGCGTCACCTCTCAATGCACCAGAGCTGATTCCTGTTTCGGGGCGTCCTCGTCGCCGAGCAGGACGAGCGCCTGTCCGTCGAGCAGACCGTGATGGCAGACGGCGCAGAGCAGCGCGGGGACGCACGGGCAGGTGCTCTCGTCGCCGCCCGACCAACGGTGCTCCTCTTCGGCGAGCGAGTGGACGTAGAGCGTCGCGACCTGCTTGCACGTCGAGCACCGCCGGTCCATCGGTCAGTCTCCCGCGCCGACGCGGACCTTGAGCGCCGCCGGCCCCCTGTCGAACTCGACGATGACGTGGTCGGGCAGCTTGGCCGCCGCGACTTCGGCGTCACGCTGGCATGCGCGGCAGGCGTAGGCGTCGCCGATGCGAACGATGGGGCCGTATTTCGTCGGGACCGACGGCAACTTGCCGCCGCACGCCGCCGCAATCATCGCCATCATGCCCGGCTCGACGTGGAGCGCGAAGTCGTCGGCCTTCATGAAGGTCTTGATGCGGATGACGGACAAGCCGCCGCAGGTCGTGCAGCCCTTGCCGCCCCAGGCGAGGCGTCGGTGCATCTCGAGCGGCGTCTCCTTGCCGTCCGCGAACCGCTTCAGTTTCCGGTGAATGTTCCCCATCGTCTCGTCTCCCTCGACTCACGCGCCGAACTGGCGGGCGATGTCGAACCATGAATGCCCGTCCACACCGCCGCCGAACCGAAGCGCTCGGTCGTCGATGAAGAGGTCCGCTGCCGGCTTCCCCTGCCGGCCGTCGTCCACCGCGTCGACGAGCCCCTTGAGGCTCGTCTCGCAGAACTGCACCATCTGTCGGTAGCGCGCCTCGTGTAGAGGCTGCTCCTTTGTCCACTGCACGATGTCGACCTTGACCGCGCCGACGCGGGCGAGAGGGTCGAGCATCGGGTCTTCACGGAGTGCGCGGTTTGCGCGCGCCGAGAAAACGAGCACGACGTGGCCGGCCTGCTTCATGGACTGCAACGCCTTGCGGGCGCCGCCCATGAGCTTGAATGGCGACGTCACGTCGTCGAACCGACGTCCCCACTCGTCGACGAGGGTCGAATCAAAGTCGATGGCGATGATCACGCCTCGACCTCGGGCTCCTCGGACTGCTCCTCGCCGTCGGCCTGCTCCGGCTCCTCCGCCTCGCCGGCGAACGGGTCGATGCCGTCGCCCTCGACGGTCTCGCCAGCGGGAAGGCCCGCCTCGATGCCGCCGATGAGGGCTGCCTGCTTAGCCGCCTCGACCTGAATGCGCTCGGCCATCGCCTTCGGGTCGCTCACATGGAAGAACGGCGAGACGTACGCGATGGCGGTCTCCTGGTCGACGAGCTTTCCGACGAGCGCGGCCGAGGCGGTCTTCACCGCGACGTCAGCGTCCTCAATCGTCGGCTCAAAATAGGACGGCCAGACGAGTTCGATGACCTCGCCGTCGCCGACCTCGCGCGGGCGCTTCGCGACGATTCGGCCCGAGGCGTCGCGCTCGATGTGCGGCGGGACCGAGACCATGCCGCGAACGACGCGCCCGTCCTCGCCGACGCGACCCTGCTCGACGGTGCGGATAGCACGGAGCATTTTCGCGAGAAGAGGCTTGATGCCCGTCTCTGCCCACTGCTCGCGCAGGACGTCGGTGCGGGCGATCATCGCCGCGTAGCTGCGCTCAATCTCGGTGGCCGTGCGGCGCACCTTGGACGACGAGTCGCTGGCGCCGTCCTCGAGCACGCAGTGGCACGCCTCGAGCACGCGCCGCCGGTAGAGGTCGGCGAGCTCGGTGGCGGCCTTAGCTCCGACGCCCTGCAACTCGAGGTACTGCGCCTTGCCGTCGCCGGGGAGCTTGATCGGGGCGCGCGAGCCCTTCGCCAAGTCGGGCGGGAGGTCGGCGTTCGTCGAGATGACGAGCGTCGGGTCCGCGTTCGCGATGGTGCCGATCTGCGCTTGGGCGAGGAGCTGGTCGATGGCGTGCAACATGTCGAGCACGCCGTGGTAGTCGCTGTCGCCGTCGACGTCGTCCTGCGTCGGGGTGTTCTGCACCCAGACGACCGGCACCTCGCCGAGACCGTGAACAACCTCGTTCTCGACGTGCCACGTTGGCGCCTCGTCGGTAACGGGGACCGAGCGGTAGACGATGTCGCGCTCCGCGTCGATCACGCGCCGATACCAGTACGGCACCTCGCGCCAGACGCCGGTCTCGCCGTCGAAGATCTCGCGCGGGTACTGGTAGAGCACCTCGAGCCGTTTGAGCTCGGACGAGGTGCGCGAGACGAAGGTCGGCGTCGCCCAGCGCGGGTCGAACAGCTCGAGGTGCGGCTTGCCGTTCAAGAACGCGAAGCCGACGGCGACCGAGCCCATCGACCCGCCGAGGCCGCGCGCCTGCATCCACGTCGGCCAGAAGCGGGCAGCGTCGAGCAGCGCCTGGACGTAGTCGTCGGTCGCGTCGTCGTCGGCGACGCGCACGCGGGGATGCCGCTTCTCGGAGAAGAGGAGGCTCGTAAAGCGGTCGACGATGACGCGAGCGAGCGGGTACGGGGCCGTCGGCTTGCGGAAGCGGAGCGGCAGCATCGCGCCGCCGTCGTAGAAGCCGGGCGGGATGTAGCTGCCGGTGTTGATGGCCTCGCGGTCGATGAGGCCGACGCGCTGCGACCCGTCCCACTCGGTCGAGCAGGTCGAATACTGCGTCGCTCGATAGATGGAGAAGAGGTGGTTGAGCTCCTGCTGACGTGGGCTCATGCCGAGCCGGTGCAGGCGGCCCATAACGTCGGCCGGCTGGTCGATGGCGCCGCCGCCCATCGTCGCCCCGAAGACCTTGAGAGGCGCCATCCAATCGACAAGGGTTCCGCTGCTCATAGTGGCGCTCCCTAGTCCCTAGACCGCTGACGCGGATGGGCGAGGTCGAGAAGGTGCGTCGTGCGACGGACGCGCCGCTCGGCGTCGCGGGCCTCCTTCGCAGTCTCTGCCGTCTCGCGGTCGATGATGCCGACGGCGAAGTTGCGGAACCGAGAGGCGAACCGTCGGTTGTGCCAGATGCGGGCGCTCACGACGCGAGCCAGACACGCACGCCGCGCGGCGGATGGAAGACGCGGGCGTAGGCTCGGCCGAGGCGTCGGTCGATCTCCCACTGTCGCTCAGGCGTCGTCGCGGTGGCGAGCTTGCTCGCGAGGGCGCCGATGCGGGCGCGACGTCGAGCCAGCCGCCGTCGGTCCCAGACTCGGGCGCTCATTCGCGGTTCCGCTCGGCGTAGCCCGCCGCCTCTTCCTTGAGCCGGGCGAGGCCGTCCTCGTCGTCGGAGTCGTCGTCGACGAACGACAGGTCGCAGCGGAGTTCGAGGCGGCCGTTCACCGCGTAGATCTCGAGCAGGCCGTCGTGGCCGGAGTCGAGCGCCCAGACGGGAAGAGCCTCGTCCTCGACGGGGCGTGTACGTTTTTTGCTCATCGTCTCCTCAAGTCCATCGACAGGGTCTGCACGACCGTCTGCTTCTCGGCGGGGAATAGCTGGTCGTAGGCTGCGGCCATCGCGTCGACCTGGTCGTCGTGAACGTCTCCTACGCCGGTGAACGCGAGCACTTCCTCGACGAACGCGTTCGACCACGGTGAGTTCATCGGGACGCTGATGCGGTTTGCGTTCCACGCGGCGGCGACGTTGATCGCGCGGCCGTACTTGTCTTGAATGGCCGGCATGGTCTCGATGTTGACGCCCATCGACTGCATGAACTGCGCGACGCCGGCCTCGGTGCCGCCCGTGTACCAGCGGGGCGGGCGCGTCGGGTAGCGGCCCGTGAGGTTGCGCAGCATGCCGGCGAAGACCGGCGCCTCGACCTGCGCTCGGACGACGTCGAGGACGTAGCAGGTGCCCTTGCCGTCGGCGGCCATGACGACGGCGACCGAGTAGTCCGCCTTCTTCTTGGCGCTGTACGCGAGGTCGACGCCGATGGCGATGCGCCAGACGTGCGACTGCACGACGGTCGTCTGCGGGTCGTAGAGGCGGACGTCGCGGAAGACGGCGCCGCCTCGGGGGCGCGGCTCGCCCATATAGAGGCTGGCCCACGAATACTCGCCGAGGGTCTCCCTCCGGTCCTGCAGGACGTCGATGGAGTAGCGGTCCGGCCAGAGCGGCGAGCCGTCGGGCTGGATGGCGGGAAGGTTGATCCGTTCCCATCCGCTCTTGACGAGGCGGCCGGCGAGGTCGTCCTCGTGCCAGCGGGTGTGGACGATGATGACGCTCGCGTCGGGGTGCAGGCGGGTCGTCGCGACATCGGTGAAGAACGGCCAGACGCGCTCGCGCTTGAGCGCGCTCTCGGCGTCGGTCCGGTCCTTGTACGGGTCGTCGATGATGAAGACGCCGTTGACCGACTTGCCGGTGAGCTGGCCCGTGATGCCTTCGGCGATGAGCCCGCCGCCGCGACGGGTGCGCCAGCGACGGAGGGCGAGTT